ACGATACACAATCTTTCTTACATCTCCTCTATACTTTGTTATGTTACTAGGGAGAAATTTTCCACTGTATGCCATGCTAAACCTTATAAATACTTTTATGAAACAATATAGGAGTATTTAGACATGGCTGTGCATGAAAGAGGTCGTTTTGGGCGAGGTGCTAGAAGTTTGAATAATAGATTTAAAAACCAAGGAGAATTGGTTTATGGTTTGGATAGTGGCGCAAACCAGAACCATTTCATTCGGTTTACTGCAATGATTCATTCTAAAGCAAATCTTGCATTGATTGCTGGTGAAAACAGTGTGGCTGATATTTTGACCACAAGCAACTTGGAAGCTAACAGGGTAGTAACAAGAGCTCCGATGGTATCCTCAGAGACTATGATAAAACTGTTTCTTCCAGCGCAGATAGCGGTATCGCAAAAAGTAAATTATGGCGAAGCAGAGATTGGTGGATTGATTGCTGGTGGAATGTCTTCATTGAAGTCATTTATGGGTACTGATGGTAGCTTAGGTGACAAAGGTGTTGCATCTTTAAAAGCTGGTTTGGCTGAGTTCACTGGAGCAACTGGTGCTGGCGGAATAGGAGATGTGGCCCTTCGTGCTGCTGCTAAGGTAGGAGAAGGTTTAGGGGTAACTGGTGGAACTGCTGCAATTAACATAACGTCTGGTGTAACTGTTAACAACAGAACGGAGATGATGTTTGAAGGTTTAGACAGGCGTGCATTTGCATTTACATTTAGACTCATACCACACAGTGCAGAAGAAGCCGCGACAATAAAACAGATAGTTGACTCTTTTAGGTATTACATGTTACCAGAAGTTCCAGAAGGCGCTACTTTTGGAAGAGCATTAAAGGCACCATCTACATTTAAAATTCAGTACGCCCATGAAAAAGAGTTACATAAAATAGGCGAATCTGTGTTAGAAGGTGTTGATGTGAAGTATGGTGGAGACCGTCCACAATTTCATAGGGACAATAGACCAACAGAAACAGAATTGACTCTTCAGTTTAAAGAATTAGATATTATGACTAAACGCAGCATTGTAGAGGGATTCTAATGTACTTTATTAACTTTCCAACAGTTGGACATGATGTAAAAGGTGATGGGGTATTGACTCAAATGACAGACATCACTCGTAGGGCAAGAGTATCAGAAAACTCTATTGTCTATAGTGCATCTTATGACTATTATGATGTAGGAGATGGAGAGCGTCCAGAGGACATTGCATATGACTTTTATGGAGACTCTAACCTACACTGGATTGTCCTAATGGTTAATAACATTAAGGATGTTTATACAGATTGGCCCATGTCTGTTACTAGACTTGAAAGTTTCGTAAAGTCTAAATATGTTAGTGCAAACGATATTCATCACTACGAGATATATCAAGATTCTGGCGACACTACAGTGATAATTGAACTTCCAAGTGATGCGGCAACTGTAAAACCAGCTAGTGCAGTCGCAATTACTAACTACGAATATGAAGAAGCACAAGTAGAGAAGAAAAGGCGAATTAGACTCATTCGTCCAGAATTTGTGCCTTCTTTGAAAGAAGAGTTTAGAAAAAGTATTAGGACTTAATCATGGCCGTTTTAGAATATGCTGGTGAATACATAATTGAAGAATGCTCGATTTACTCTACAAGTGGTGAGGTAGTTGATGTCACTGCACTAGTCTCGACAATTAATATATTCGAAGACATCTTCAAGTCTTCATTGACAGGAAATATTGCTCTTGTAGATACTAACAATCTTCTAACAAGGTTGCCTCTCATTGGACAAGAGAAGTTGCGGTTAAAACTATCAACACCACAGATAACTGTAGCCGATAGAAGGCGTTCACTTGATTTCACAGACCATCCCCTATACATCTATCAAGTTAGTGCCAAAGTACCAGTAAACGATAGTACAGATGCATTAGTTCTTTCCTTCACCACCGCTGAGGCCGTTCGTAGTAATAGAATTAGGGTAAGTCAAGCATTTGAAGGTGAACCTGCTGTTGATATTATTAAGAAGATTATAAGGGATGAAGACTTATTGAATTCTAAGAAAGAGTTCTATTATGAAGAGACAGCGAACAACTATAAGTTTGTATCTCCAAATATGCGTCCAATAGATTTTATCAACTCTATTACAAGTAGATGCCTGTCTAAAACATATAACTTTGCACCTACATTCTTATTCTATGAGACATGCAAGGGATTCTTTTTTAGAACTATTGATGGTATGTTGGACAATAAAAAAGTCAAGCAAGTCTACCTCGAAGATACCCCAAACTTAGGGATTGATGTAGAAAGAAACCTGAGGCGGTTAATTAGTCATACTGTTGTTGATTCTACCAATGTTATGAAGAACATGCGACAAGGTATGTATGCATCTAATCTTTTGATGATTGACTTAGTTAATAAAACTGTAGAGAACTTTAACTACAACTATTTTGACAGTTTTGAAAATGGTGAGAAACAAGATATACATGTAGATGAACATGCCAAGTATGTAACTGACAACAAACCACTGGCATCTGAAAGTAAAGACGATTTTGGTAAATCACTTGCAGACTACGATCAATCAACAGTCTATATGCAAGCAGTGGATAGGAATCAACCTAATGGGTTGTTATCAGTACGTCACTCTGGACAATTTGATTACTCAGGTACAGACAGTTGGTTACAACGTAGAAAAGGTAGGTTCTCTGCAATGAGAGCTGCAATAACTATGAACATAGTAGTATATGGACAAACTAACATTTCTGTTGGAGATTTGATTGGTTTAAACATAAAGAATAAGGCTCATTATGTCACCGACCCAAATGATAAAGACCCGTACTATGGAGGTAGATATCTTATTACTCAACTTAGACACTCATTCACAGCAATGGATGGTCAGGCGCTACACACCATGCATATGCAAGTCGTGCGTGATACAGTTTCTTCACAATATCCTAAAAATGGTGTTACTTTAGTTGATGCAAAAGAAGTATCCCCCGTAGATAAATTAATCCCGATGGGTAGTGAAGATACTACCCCATCAAATTACTAAAGGAGGACCAAAGGCAACCTAATTTGTTATGTTAACCATTCACATTTAATCAGAGGTAATATATGACCACCAAACTCAAAAACCGGCTTAAGAAGATGAACTTCCAACAGAGGTTGAACCGCAGAGTTGAAATTGAAGATAAAAAGGATGATAAATACTATGAGGAAATATACACAAACAAGATTCGAGAGTTGTTAGGACAAAAAAATGAAAACATTTCAAGACATGCAGGAGGGGGTTTATGACCCTAACATATTTAAGGCCATCTTTTTAGCAGGTGGGCCAGGCAGCGGTAAGTCTTATGTTGTTCGTAAGACTACTGGTGGATTAGGTATGAAAATCGTAAACAGTGATGACATCTACGAAAAGATGTTAAAGGATGCTGGACTAGAACCCACACCAGAAGATATATTCTCTGATGAAGGGCAAGATATTCGTCTAAAGGCGAAGAAAGTCACTAAGGTAAAACAAGGTGGATTCTTAACAGGTCGGTTGGGTGTCATCATTGATGGAACAGGTAAGGACTACGCCAAGATTGCAAAACAGATGCAGTCATTGACGGGACTTGGGTATGAGTGTTCTATGATTTTTGTCAACACCTCTTTGGATACAGCACAAGAACGCAATCTGATGCGTAAACGCACACTACCAGAGAAACAAGTTGCCGTAATGTGGAAGGAAGTACAAAGTAATATTGGACAGTTTCAAAGTCTATTTGGTTCAAGGAACTTTATCATTGTGGATAACAATGAGGCTGGAGAAGACGTTTTTGTTAAAGTCTGGAAACGGATAAACAAGATGGTCAAAACAAAGGTAACTAACAATATTGCAAAACGATGGATTGAGCAAGAGTTAGATAAGAAAAAAAGATAATAATAATAAAATATTTGAAATAATATTCAAGTCCTTGTTCTGCAAGGACTTTTTTTTAATCTTTTTTTGACAAAACACTTGACTTGTTATGGTAACAGTGGTATAATTAGTTATAGAATAAAGAAAGAGATAGAAATATGGAAAACGATGTGATTGCAAAGGATCTTTTAACTAAGTTTATAAATTGGGAAACTTCAAAAGAACTTCGTAAGACTACTGCTGGCAGCAACGGTCAGTTGAGACCATTCTTGAGCTCAACTAGAACAAGTGATGGAATGTCAATGAATGAAATATTAATAAGAAATCTTTATATGTGGTCTGACTATGCTTATGATGGTATGAGCTATAAAGAAATTGCAAATAAGTTTGACTTGTCTTATGGCCATGTTGCTTACAAAGTTTTTGAAATGGATAAAAAAATTAAATTATTTTTCAAAAAACATATTGGTGAAGTTTAGTTATATGCATAGAACAAAATGTTCTAATAAAACCCTTGACTTGTTATGGTAACAGTGGTATAATGGTTACATAGAATAAAGAAGAGAGTATATTATGTGGTTTAATGAAGAAAAAGAGATGCATATGGTGAAGTCAATAACACGAAAAGAACTGTCAACTTTAACTCAGCAGTATCATTCTGCTTTGGAAAAGAAACAGGGATGGATCATTCAGGCAATGGAAATGGTGCTTGATAGAATTGAACTAGGGGAAGTTACGATTGAGGGGTATACCGAATCATATAGTAAGGATTCAGTACAATCATACCGCGAATGGGTGAAAAGCAAATCAGGTAAGATTTTTATTCAAGAAGATAACACAAGGGAACTATTTTGAACACTGTAGAGCAGTATGCGGAAGAGAAGAAACGAGTGGTTGATGCAGTCCTAGCAGAGATAAAAGTGGATCTCTCCAATGGTGCCAACCAATCCGTCAAAGGTCTACTTATGTTACTCTCAGTAGACAAGCTCAAAGGGTATTTGCCTGAAGAATGTGAAGTCAAATCAAACTATCACTGTTAAAGGAAAACAAATGAACGAATTATTATTAATACTTGCAATAACATCAATGTCTGGTGCAGGCGAGTTAGAACACAAGGTTGTGCAATCGGCACTACCATCAACTATAACAAATCAATATCTTCATGTAGACACGGGTTCTGTTGGTTTACAGGGTATTAGTGGGCGCCAACGATGTTGGACAACTATAATTTACGGGAGCAACGGGCAAGCAATGCCACGGGTTGAATGCATATGACATTATATTTAGATATGGATGGAGTCCTAGCGGACTTCTTTAAAGGTTTGGCACTGTATTATGGTGTTGACCACTGGAAAAAGATACCAGAAAAGGAGAAATCAATCGCTGCATTAGGTGGTTCTGACTTCTTTAACAGGTTAGATGTTTTCGAAACGTCTGTACAGTTAGTGGAGTTTGCAAAAGACTTCGGTGATTGGGGTATTTGTTCTTCACCTCTACGGGGTGATCGTGACAACTCTGCATACTGGAAACGTGTATGGTTGGAACGGAATGGATTCTTACCAGAGGTGGATAAGTTAATATTCACTGGCCAGAAAGAACACTATGCAGTCGATTCTATAGACGGAACTCCAAACATCTTAATAGATGATAAACCATCTAACATCAAACAGTGGATTGCTGCTGGTGGTATTGGTATTCGATATCAGGCGAATGAGGATGACTTAGAGGAATACTTGTTTGATGAAATCCACCGCGCCATTAAACACGCCAAAGAAACACGAATGCGGTTATATCCTTATACCAAAGAGTTCTAAGAAAGATTGGTATTTTAGTTGACTTTGTTATGAAAACAGGGTATAATGGTTACATAAGATAGTGAAACGAAGAGAGAAAAGATTATGTTTATGATTCCCAGTTTTTATGAAGATGTACCGACTAAAGATGACGCAATTAACATGATGACACGATTGGGTGGAGGTGGATTACTTGCGGGCATGAAAGCGTTTGATGTCATTTGGGAAGATCATATTGCCCAGCCTGATGCAGATGATGATGAATTCTTTAGTAGGTGGTGTTATGAAGCGAATGCTTACAATGTTGTTTATGAGAATTTTGGTAAGTTGTTTGCCGCAGAAATCAAATTTTAAAGAAGGATTATATTATGTGGGTAGTAATTGAAAAGGGTAAAGTAATCAGTACCGAGATAGACTTCGGTAACGCTGCTGAGATGCAGTTAGCACTTGAGATGGACAACACTCGTAGTATCCGTATTATGAAAGAAGATGACTATCTAGAACAGATGAGTGAGATGGAAAGTATGTGTGACAAACGTCTTGCAGCCGGCCGTGAAGGTTATGGAGATTGGAGTTAATATGATAAAGGTTTTGAGTTGGACATTGGCGATTTTGGGTTTCTTGGTTATCATGGGTGTTGCTGGTAACGACTGTGATGGAAAATGTATGGAAAACTCCTTGACATTAGTAGACATGTTAGTGTATACTGTATGTGGGATGTCGTTAATGGGTTTAGGAATTTATTTAGGAGTAAAATATGACCGATGAAATTACTGTTGTTAATTGGTATGCAGATGATAGTGTAGATATAAATGGCACTTGTCATCAAGGTGAGTTGACTGCAACTTACTCAGAACTGTGTGAAGTGTTTGGTAAACCAACATACACCGAGGCCGACCCTTATGAGAAGGTTAACGCTGAGTGGTCTGTTGATGTTGTAGTTGTAGATCAGTGGGATAACTCAGAAATCTGCAACGAAGTATTTACAATATATAACTGGAAGACTGAAGGTATACCAACAGAGAAGTATAAGTGGCACATTGGTGGTTTTGAGCGTGTTTCTGTTGAACTTGCAACTAAGATATTCAACGATAGTATGGCGGCGTAATGAGATATCAAACAGTACCTTACGATGAGATGACACAGTTAGAACGTAAGTCTAATGTGTTTGCAATTCTTCAACAAGAGAATCTTTCCAAGTGGGCCCTAAACTATTGGGGTACAGTGTTTGAAACTATCGCCACCAATAAGAAACAATATGATGCAAGAATTGAAAGTGCAATTCTGTTGGATGAAATGTCATCACCAGAAGAAATGCGTTATAAAGAGTATAACGACTTATGAACATTAATGACTGTGTAGAGAAGTATGGAGAGTCCATAGATAATCTATCCACAGAAGTTTTACTAGAGGCAATATATAATGAGCGGTATGCACATAATGCCAGTGTACTTCAACAACGTGAAGACAGGACGCAAGAAGACGAAGAAAGTCAATCCAGAGAAGTATAAACTTCGATGGCGTGAACATAACAAATGGTTGAAGATGTCACATTCCCCAGTTATTACACTGGAAGAATACATCGACTACCTACAGGGGCGAGTCAAAGTCAAACAAGTGAAAAGTTCTAGTAACAAGACACTAGGACAAGTCACACGAACTCCTGTATCACCTAGAATCCCATCAGCTGGTGATGGTATTGGTAATGCGTTTAAGAAAGAACAACCAAGGTACAATGGTAACTTAGTCATTGGCCAGGCGTACAACAAGGGTGGGATGCAAGTCCTATCAAAACAAGAGTCAAACGACCCTATGACGGGTAAAAGGAGATAGGTATGAGTGAATTTAAAATTAACAAAGTCGGTAAACTATGTGATGAATTTGAATCACAAGCATATGAGTGGGTACTCCATGACATCCAACAACATTTTGGTATTACTACACGGGACACTGCTGAATTTACTAAGGGACAGATACAGGAACTTGAACACTTCATGGAAACTGCTGACTATATTGAAGCGTATTGTGCAATGGTAATACGTTCTATGATTGATAGTTGGTATCAAGAATCGGCCGAATATGGTAATTAAATGATTGTGATGAAAGTTGTTGACTATAGAGTCGCAACTCTTTTTGTACAAGAAAGACACTATAGTCCTGTGATGCCGAAACTAACCAAACACTGGTTAGGTGCTTATCAGGACGATATTCTTGTAGGTGTTCTAACCTTGGGTTGGGGTACTAATCCAATGGGTACTATCAAGAAGATGTTCCCAGAACTCACCACAGCAGACTATTTTGAGATAGGTAAGATGTGTATGGATGAGTCCATGCCTCGAAACTCTGAGTCACAGATGCAGAGTGCAACTATCGCTTGGATGAAGAAAAACGTCCCAGACGTTAAGTTCCTATACACTTGGGCAGATGGTATTGTTGGTAAACCTGGCTATGTCTATCAAGCAGCGAATTTCCTGTATGGTGGATTCATCTGGAGTGATGTATATGTCACAGAAGATGGTGAGAAGGTACACTTTCGCACAATACAACGTAAGTTAAAGAAGATAATGAATCGTCCAGAGTTGAAGTACGGGCCACGTCCATCTGATGAGTATATGAGTGAACAAGGGTTCTCTCGCATATTCGGTAAACAGTTTCGGTACATCTATCCTATCACCAAGAAGTCTAGAAAGTTACTAAAACAATCTACCATAAATTGGACTATAGACTATCCAAAGGGTAAAGACTTGCAGTGGAAGATTAAACGTCCATACGAGACATCCTACACGCTCACAGACACCATGCCGTACGAACATAGGGGTAACAGTGTAAAACATAACAAGAGTAACGTCAGCAAAGTTTCAGATAAGTGGGGTAAATCAACCCTTGACGAGTTCTTTTAACCTAAATAACTGTAAAGGAGTCTACAATGGCATACAGCGAACAAGTACTAGACCACTATGAAAACCCTCGTAATGTGGGTAAAATGGATGGTGATTCCCCCTCAGTAGGTACTGGAATGGTAGGCGCCCCTGCATGTGGTGACGTAATGAAACTTCAGATACAGGTTGATGGTGGTATCATCACAGATGCAGTATTCAAGACGTATGGTTGTGGTAGTGCGATTGCATCATCATCACTACTAACTGAATGGGTTAAGGGTATGACGTTAGACAGAGCTGGTGAAATCAAGAACACTCACCTTGCAGAAGAACTTGCACTCCCTCCAGTAAAGATACATTGCAGTGTACTTGCAGAAGATGCAATACAGGCGGCAATCAAAGATTATAGAGGTAAACAGAAATCAGTCTCCTTATAACAGATGATTGCATCAATTGCGACATATGTCTACCAGAGTGTCCCAATGAAGCGATTTATGTTGGGGAAGAGATTTACGAGATTGATCCTACCAAATGTACAGAGTGCGTAGGACATTTTGACGAGCCACAGTGTGCAGAAGTATGTCCAGTGGATTGTTGTTTATTCGACCCAGACAATGTAGAAACCGAAGAACAGTTATTAGCAAAGATTAGATAGGAACACGATTATCATTACACTAACCCCATCTGCAACTGAAAAGATGCACGAACATCTGTCACTAAGAAAAGATACCTTGGGTATTCGCTTAGGTGTAAGGAACTCAGGATGTAACGGGTATGCATATGTACTAGAGTTTGTTACGGAAACAACTAACACAGATACAGTGGTGGAGAGTGGTGGTATTAAGTTATTTTTCGACCCTAAGAGTGTCATTGCACTGGCAGGGACTGAATTGGATTATGTACGTCAAGGATTGAATGAAGGATTTGAGTACAACAACCCCAACGTGAAAGCATCATGTGGATGTGGTGAAAGTTTCACAATATAGACAGGAGAAGTGCCGTGGCGTCACGCAATCATAAACAGTGGTTAGAACAACCATCAGTCGAGTACATTAGTAGTGAGTGTTACAGTAGTCAAGAAATCTACGAGAAAGAACTCAAAGAGATATTTGCAAAGGTGTGGATACCTATCATACACAAGAGCGAGATAAAGAATATAGGTGATTATCGTACATCACAAATCGCCTTTCAGAACATCATCATTGTCAATCATGGTGATAGAATTGGGTGTTACATAAACCCAGGCTTGAAAGGTGTATCAGGTAACGTATTGAACGAACTTGAACGAATTGTAAAAGAGTGTCGTGAACTACACAGTGAAGTGAAACATGGTGGAATGGTATGGACTACATTAAACCCAAGTCCAACACAGAGTGTGGAAGAATGGACAGATGGTTCGTTTGACTGCATTACGACTGCAATCGACTCAGAAGAACTAGAGGTATTCCATTACCACAAGGCGATCATTCCTACCAACTACAAACTATGGCATGACACCAACAGTGAGTTCTATCACGACTACATGCACTACTTCAATCGTATCACTGGATTCACTGATGAGTACTTTGCTCGCGCATGTACAGGGTTTGATAACGGACATGTGAACGTGGGTAGTTTCGAGGTGCAGTACGATAAGTTCGAAGGTGCAGCAGATCGCGGTGCATTGAGTTTTCCAGGCGTCCCTCCAAATCAATGGTACATGGTAGATTTATTTCCTGGCTATAACTTCAACCTAAGAGGTAGTGCATATCGAAGTGACAGTATCACTCCATTAGGACCAGACAGTGTATTAATTGAATTCCGTGGATATGGTTTGTTGAGTGATTCTCCAGAAGATCGCAAACAACGTATAAATGACCACAACACCATATGGGGCCCATTCGGACGCAACTTGCACGAAGACCTATTAGGTGTGACAGGACAGGGAGTTGCAATGGGTAAGGGAACGGAACGTAGGAACATATTGCATGGCCGGCATGAGAACAACACGATACATGATGAAGTGGGTATGCGTCACTACTATGCAGAGTGGGGTAAGTACCTCAACGTAGACCCGTCCAACCCTTTAAAAGTAGTTGACAACGCCGCATAAAAGTGGTATAATAGTATTATGAATTAGTAGGGAGATAGTATGATGTATTGGATAATCAGTAAGTGGACTTCGTTGACTACTTACCTAAAGAAAGACTTGGAGATACGAAATGTGTACGACAAGTCAAAACTTGAATATAAGGATGGTGACAACACATGAAGAACATTCCAGTAGTAATCAAGAATGGAGCGAAGTACTACGAGAGTGAAGTCTCTCAGGAGAATCAAAAGTACACAGGGTGGCACTGGTGTAGTGACACTAAGGCGTACTATCGCTGGGACGGACTCATGGCGAGTCACTTAGTAGAGTCCAGTATACCCTTTCTATCGTGGCCTAAGACTTCGTAGCGATGGACGCGAGTAAGGAAACCATCTGGCACTTTACATGTGAGTATTGTAAAGGATTTTGGAGTATTGCAACAATGGACGCATGGACTCCAAAGAAATTATATTGTCCACACTGTGGAGAAAAGAATGGATTGACAGAGAAGGAACATTCGGGAGAGTACGTTCCTAAGACATGGCTATCCATTTGTAATGAAGGGAGAAACTAATGACTGATGTTAAATCACCCCATCCACCAGAGTGGAATGGAAAGTATGCAGTCCAAGTAGAACTGTTCCAGAACGAGTTCGTCTGGTTACAAGACGATATGAGAACAGTCAGTGAAGAAACCCAGTGCAACGTAATGTTGTTTGATTCCGAAGAGAATGCGGCAGTCGCTGCAAAGACTTGGAACACTGGACAAGTTAAGAAATATAAACCATAGGAAAAAATATGATGAACCACCCCATAGAACGTAGTACCCTTGCAACGATGCTCACGGAGAGTGTCCAAACAATAACCTTTAACAAAGTGAACGGAGACCAGAGAGTAATGAACTGCACCCTGATGTCGAAGTACTTACCAGCCACCGCCAACGCACCATCTAAGAAGGTGAACGAGGAAGTCCTAAGCGTATGGGACGTAGACGCCCAAGGGTATCGAAGTTTTCGTATGAACAACATCACCAACGTGGAAACACCACAGTCTTGGTGCAGTTAAAAGATATAGTCGAAAGTCTAATCATACTCACTCTAATCATAGTACTGATCGGGGTGAGTATACCTATGTCTATATTACACGCAACACTTAAAATGTATGAGAGAGGAATATGATTAGTAAACAATGTAAAGAGCACTTAAAGAAAGAAGGTAAGACAGGAAGAGAACATATGATACATGCACTAATGATCGCAGTAAGACTACAGTGTCTTATCCCTGCATTAATCATACACAGTATCTTCCCGAGCTTGTTCAAGATGACTGCATCTAATACCATGAGTGATATACTGAAGGATAAGATCCTATTGGATGAGCATTGGGACTTAACAAGGAATAATTCACAAGACACCCTAAAGAGTCGTGAGTTACGAAGAAGAAACAACTTCAAGTGGTACAACGATAAGTGAAGTAAGTAAAGTCAGAACGTGACTAAATCCCCTCTAATAGTCACAAAATGACGTTTGATATGCCCTTGCGGAAGTAAAATGACTCTATAATGGGGTATATTCAAGGGAAATGGGTATAGAAGCGTTAAAAGGTTGTAGACGGGCCGTTATAAGAGGTTACTAAATAAAGGTTAAATTAAATAGGGTAAGGTGCTGATGCTTGTGCATCTTTACCCGTTATTGACCGACTTTTTTAAAAAAGTATCAGGGGTTCGCAGAGCTCCTCAGAGGTTTTTTAGTTCATTTCAGTGTTTCTCCTAGTAAGTATCCATTATACCACACCAGACCCCCCTTGTCAACCCCCTCTTATATCTTTTTATTCTAGTTATATGCAAATATAATCTAAAAAAGACTTGACTTTTGTTCTGAAAACAGGTATAATGTATACATAGACTAAAGAAAGGAACGAAGATATGGCATATATGTCACAAGAAGAAAAAAAGAATTTGTCCCCTGCAATCAAGGCCGTGCTGAAGAAGTACGGAGTCAAAGGTTCTATCGGTGTACGTCACCATAGTTCTTTGGTGGTGAACATCAAGGAAGGTGTCTTAGACTTCATAGGATGCGCTCAGGTGGGTAATGATATGTACGCAGAACGTGAAGGTGTTGCTAGTCATAAACACGCAGGGTACATACAGGTCAACCCCTACTGGGGTGCTGAGTGGGCAATGAAGGCAGGGTATGAGATGATATCTAAGTTCTACGAGGAACTGTCGGCAGCAATGCATGGCCCTAACTACTATAACAACACTGATGCAATGATTGATTACTTTGACTGTAGTCATTATATTGATATCAATGTCGGCAAATGGAATAAAGATTATGTTCTCATTTCTTAAATACATTGTTATTGCGTATTGTATCTGGATGGCACTTCAATTGGTAATCACTGTGGTTATCGTGAGTGCAGTCCACTGACCTCAGGGTCAATGTATGGCCAGTTGAGATGAATTCACCCTTACATGAAAATTATTATTGAAAATAGTTGAGAAATGCCTTGACAAACTGTTGACAACACTGTATAATAGGTATGTAGAGTAGAGAGAAGGAGTTAATACATTATGAGTTCATTTGAGAATCTAATTGCTGAGTTGAGTACTTCTGTGGGACAGGGTATCTATGATTCAGTACGTTCTAATATCATCCATGAAGATCAACACTATGGCCCAGAGAACAAGAAGGACTGTCCCTGTGACACCTGTCCTATGTTCGATACCTGTAAGGTAGACATGACTGAGTGTTCTGCAATGCGTAACTGGTGTTCAACAGGAGACTATTGGGATACTGATGGTTGGGACACTAAGACAGTCATAAGACTAGTTAACCATGGCCATGGGCATAACAAGACAACCAAGAAGAAGGTTGAAGTTAAGTACTGGCACAAGTCAGATGTCCAACGTCTTATACGAGAGTGTTCCTAAGAGCAGTCCTCTGTATCCTAGTGGGGTCAGGGCTTTCAGCGTACCTGTACTTTGATTCAATCCTTAGAAGTATTTTCATAACCTTATAACAAAATAGTCTAACGAAACAGTTGACTTGTTAACAGAACAATGGTATAATAAGTTATAGAATAAAGAGAAGGAAGTTGATATGTACTACACTTACACTAAGTCGCCCATCGGTTGTTTCACTGAGAAGGATCATGGCCAGTACTTTGAGTACTCTATGAACAAGGACACTGATGACTACTCCATGTGCATGGTAGAGAACTATCCTCACAAGGTGTGGGTAGGACGTACTGATGACGAAGGGTGGCGGTATGCAATCGTCAAGAAGACTGTGGCCTATGTAGTGACAGATGAAGATGACTATGGTATGCCGGTGGTAGAGAAGTGGATGTTGAAAAAGAATAATGTTTATCTAGCATAAACACTTGACAGGCATCAGAGACTATGGTATAATAGTCATGTACTAGAGAGAAAGAAGGATTAGATTATGAAACAGATTACAGTAGAGTTATCCAAGTATCACTTGAAAGGATTGCTCGAAGGAACCACCACAGTAGAGTCAATGCGTTTCCCATCATGGAAGACTGCATGTGCTTGGGCTGGGCTTGTGACGATGAACACATGTGTACCTTATGTCGTACTCGGTATGAGTGGAGAGAACGGAGAGGAGGCAGCCTTCTAAGTATATAACAAAACAGTCTAAGAGAAGTCTTGACTTGTTAACAGAACAATGGTATAATAGGTACATAGGGTAGAGAGTCTACTGGAGTCTTCGGACTAGGGCGGCAGCGCCACTGCAAGACTCTCGCACATCTTAGAGGGTACTCAGCACCCCCCGTCAAGACTGGCCGGGCAAAAGTAATCTATACAGAATGCAAGTACCTAAAGATTTATATCAATCAACTCAAAGCATTTTCACAGGTTCGCAAAGGGCCACCCCCAAAACTGACACAAAGAGGTTTACATGAAATACAAAATAATCGCGGGTCATTCAAACGTCCTACCAGAGTCGATGAAAGATGAATGCAGTTCGGAAGAATTCAACACCATCTGGGAGTGTGAAGAATGGATTCACAATGAAGTAGATCATCGAATGTACAAGTACGCACTCCATCTAGATGCAGACACAGAGGAAGACTTGGATCGGTTCCGTGAAATCGAAGCTAATCTAATGACAGTCATTCATCAGCATACAGGGGAGAGTGTTCCCTTCTACAAGAGTCGCAGAGTACTACCCTTTAGAACTCTGGGAGTTTTACCCAAGGAGAATCTGAATGACTTTGATGATGAGTTCGGAGACATCGAAGCAGTTGAGAAGCAATATGTCAAGCCCATTCCTATGAACCTTTTAGAGAAGAAGGCAGAGTCCCTTGTCATTCTAATGGAAGAGTGTGGTGAGGTTATCCAAGAGGCATCGAAGTTAATTCGTTTCCCTCAGAACTTTCCTCACGCACTTGCGAAGGAGATTGGTGACTTACAGTGTATCATGGACATAGCAATGAGTATCCATGACATTAATCCTATGGACGTTATGCGTTACAAGCGTGAGAAACGGATTAAACTCGAAACTTATTCTAAGTTAGTTTAGACTCTTTTGTTATATGCATATAACTTTTTGTTAAGTCGTTGTTTTCATTAGAGTTTTCCTTAAAACTATTTTCATTCTATTGTTGACTTGTTATCGTAACAGTGATATAATAGCTACATAGAATGAAGAACAGAAGAGAACGATTATGACAATAGTAAACGATTCAATCAAACCAGCAAAGATTGCACTTCCTCCCCACCTAGCCAAGTTCCTTGATGCGAATGGTAACTTAACTAAGGATGCTGAGACAAGGGTTTTAGCAGGTCAAAAAAAACGCGGTACTACTCGGTGGTTGACTACTGAACAGCTATTGGAGAAGACACTATGACTACCCCATTTATTGCAATACCATCAATCAAAGAATTTAAGGGTCGTATCCCTTCGGGTTATGACCTTGTTATCTACGAAACAGAATGTTCGCCAGTCGATGGCTACGTTCTCTACGGGTTCAATGAGATAGGGATGTTCGCAAAAGACTTTGTAAGTCCAGCGTATGGTTTCCTTTCAAGTGCATTTGATCACACAAACGAATTAGGAGTAATGAGCGTATGAGTATGACTCGATCTGAAGCTGGGCAAGTGGCAAGAGACTATGGACTCACATATGATAACCTTGGCGACAAGTGGGCACTCTACTACCTAAAGAAGTCAAAGTCCATCAACACTAACCGATTGCAGAACAGCGGAGTAGACAGTGGTCGATCTAAGGTCTATCAGAGTGAGTTTGCAGTTCAACGATTGTATCCAGAGTGTTCAAGTAACCTATCCGAAAAGGAATGTCAAAAGTACTTTAATCGTATTGTCAAGTCAAAGACATATCAGTCTTTGGTAACGGGTGATCGTGGTATGAGTGACCCTCAATTACGTTTTATGAAGGCCTCTCAGAATGCTCGTGTTGCTGGACAGGCAAGTTACTATGGGATTGCACTGCGTCCCAATCACGGAACCAACAAGTACACCATCATCCATGAACTGGCACACACGGCTGGTAACATGAATCACGATGTAGGGTTCCGACAAACATTAGTGAAGTTAGTCTCCCGTTTCTTGGGAGTACGGGTGGCGAAAGACTTGAAGAAAGAGTTTCGCTCTCGCAAGTTAAAGATGTCCGTTAGTCAAAGCATTATGTCCCCTTTGAAATGGTTAGAGAGTTATGAACGTATGGAGAAAATACGCAATGAAATTCGATGAGTTAAAGTTTAAAGAAACAGAAACACCCAATGGTGTTCAAGCCCTTGTTCAGTTTGGAGGGTATGAGTTATCTGTTATTAAGAATGAGATGTCCTATGGTAACAAAGAGGGACTGTATGAGATTTCGGTTTCTAAGTACTACAAGATGACTAAATCAAGGTTGCAATGTGAACTGCCTGGCATTACTCGTAAGGGTGATACTGTAAAGGGATTCTGTTCGGAGTCTGACATAGATAACATCTTAATGAAGATGACATCGATCAGTGGTTCAGCTGGATTGCAGTTATGATTGAGACAGTATTGTTTATAGTAGCAATGCAACTCCTTGTGACTGTCGTGGTAAGTTATATGTAATGTACATTGTAGTATACATTGTAATGTACATTGTAGTATACATTGTAATGTACATTGTAGTATACATTGTAATGTACATGAAACAAAAGGAATGGTAGAGATGCCCTTCCTTTTTTTAATTTAGTACTCCTGATTAAATCACCTAAATACTTTTAAGGAGATTTATAAATGGCGACAACTGACAACAC